ACTGATATTTCAAAAGAATATACGGGGGGGTAGTTCCTGGTAAGGCAAATGTTTGCCATACTCCTCCTGGTACCAATCCTCGTAATACAGAATCTCCAGCAAGAGTACTTTCTAACCAGGAAAAACCTACCGCGATTTCTACTGCCACTACACTCCCCCACGAATAAGGTCACACTCTAATTCCATGTGTTGATCTGGAAAAGTTTCTGGAATACTAATGACGCGATAATGATAAGATGTGCCAGTCACAACATCTCTCTGTGTTGTGTCAATCAAAATGTCAGTTTGACGTATATCATACGTCCATAATGTATATGCTTCAAAACGCTCAACTGGAGCAACTCCCTCATAGTAGAGCATGTCAGCTATAGGCAGGTTGTCCAACTGCATATACACATTATTGATAGCAGGTGTTGAAGCACCTACTCTTTGTACATTCACGTAGACATCTTTGCTCATACAAGTGGTGGATCATAGGTAATGTTGACCGTACCAAAATTTGGATCATTTGCTTCATCATCAGGAAGAGAAAATGCTCCCCCATTCCAGATAACTACCACGGTATCCGTGTGTTCAGGAACAGTACAGACATATGGGCATGTCCAGGGATTGTCTGAAGTTGGATTATCCTGGTCAGGGTCAAGTGCTATCCCTGTAGGATTTGGCGCATTATTTTCTGAAGCAATCGTAATAGCGTGATCTGTAGCCATGATTCCCCTCCTCTACTTGTAGTCCAGATTTATAGCTAAATCAGAGAGAGTAACCGTTCCGGTGTCGGCATCAGTAATGCCTGTTGTCGTAGCAAGGCCGATACCTGTCGCAAAATTGATACCATTGGAAAATGTTTCGGATGCTCTTCCTGCTGCTGGAATGCCAATCGTTCTTACTGGAGTATCCGTTCCAACAGTTGGAGCTGTTGCCTTGTTATAGAGCTTTACAAATCTCGCGGCAGCGTTGGAATTATAGATATCATATCCATACACCTGACCAGCACTTGCTTTGACTGCTGTAGCATTGGTAGTAGCCGCACTAATAAGGTGAAAACTGGTCGTTCCCCCCGTTGTGCCTACTGAGTTTGCAAACCAGGGGGATGTATTTACGGTGTTTCCTGGCATCACAGTCCACGTACCGGACTGTGATACAGGTCCAGTTGTTGTAGGATAATCTGCTGTTGCCGTGTAGAGTTCTAATACACCAGTAGAAGATCCACTTGTCCATGAAGTTTGTCTGACACGGATATAGCGGAATGAGCAAATGCCGTAATAGATTCCTACCGCATTTTGTGTCGTAGTTGGTGCAGCACTACTGCTAATAGGGTATGATTGAATAGTCACAAAGTTGATATTATCGTTGGAACCTTGAAAAGTAAGTACTCCACCAGTTGCTACTGCTGTGTAGTGGAGACTCCACCACTTATAGGCGGAAACATCAGTACTGGCAACAAGATCGGCATTAAGTGCAGACGCGATCAGCCCAGATTGTTCTGCATACCCACCTTTTATGGCAATATTGCCGGATGCATCAACAAGTGCTCTTCGCCACGGATACGTTCCGTCAGCAATTCCTTGTGCATTCCTGGCTTGATCGATAACAACAGCGCCAGTAGCAACAAGCGTAGGCGTTCCCGTCACCGAAGCACTGTTCAAACTTGCATAGCGCATTGGGAGTGTTTGAGCTGCGGTACCAAGTGAGGAGCTAGCAAGTGGGATATCAAATGTATCTTTAAACCAGAATGCAATATCTCCGCGCACGATAACAACATAGCGATGTGGTAATCCATCCGTTGACATCGTGAGACTTTGTGTAAAAACACGAGAACCAGAGGCATAGACACTTGCTCTAAGCACTCCAGAAACATCAACTTCAAATCCAATAGCATCTTGTAACGGTGCTGCTGCTGTTCCTACTCCTGAAGCTGTTCCGAAACCAAAAAACCGATGATTTCCTAGAGCAGTCGTCCCTGATTCAAATGTAATAGTTGTAGCGGCAACAGCAGAAGTTAATGCCGGAAATGTTGGCTGAGTTGAAAGCACAGATGTGGCGTTTGCAGTAGAACCAGGATTGACAGAGAGTAAGCCTGTTGCTTGTGTGGGTGGAACGGTTCCTGCGCTTGTCCATCTATTTGTTACATCAACAACACTCCCTTCAAACGTATCGCCAAACCAGATCGAAGGGTCTATTGAAACATTTTGCGAACCAAAAACGTTGACGGTCGCGTATATTCCGGCTAATGCCGCATTGGGATTTGTTACCGAAACAAGGAGATCACCAGCAGTGCCAACTTTCCCCAGGTTTGTTCCTGCCGCATCTAAAAGTTTCGTACCAGAATTGTCTACAATGACGTGCCCAATGACATTGCTACCAGAAGGCAGAGTTGGTAAACTTGTGATACTTACAGCTCCGGCGCTATCAACAACCACATGACCAATCACATTGGTCCCACTCGATAATGCGGGAAGTGTTGTTACTCCTACCGTTTGCATTGTTTGCGTAGAAATTGGCATACCTTACCTCCTTTCTAGATGAGTTCTGTAACCCGCGTAAATCCATTAGCCGATGCCCATATACCAGAAATCACACCAGTATAGATTGGTACTGGCATTTCATAAAAGCTATTCGCTGCAAGCTGTAAACTGTACGAAGAAGTGCTTGCGGTTGCTGCAAAAGAAAGATAAAGCACTGAGGTTGAGTCGTTATAAATCATCATGCCTCTTCTACTAGAATTTGCAGCAAGTATTTGGGTTGTTGATGCAGAGCTTGCTACGTTTGAGAGTGTTGCAGTAGCGGAAAAATTTGTCCCTACTTTGACAGAAGCATTGCCAGAGGCATCTACTGACATCTTCTGTGTCGTCACAGTTGGGTCATTAATAGACAGGCTGGAAGCATTCATGCTAGCATTCACATTTAATGTTCCATGTGCTATTCCAGTGGTACTATCAGTAGTGATGCCTACTGCTTCAATTGCCACAATTTGATGACCCGTTGGGTCATAGGCAGACAATGCTGGTTTTCCATTGAGATCTACTGGTGCTTGTCCACTACTCATAGCAAATTACCTCGTCTATTTGTAAATGAGGTTGATAATTAAATCGCCAGAAGCCACACCAGTACTGCCAGCATCAGCAGCAGTTGTTACTGTCGCAAGGCCGACACCTGCACTGCAACCAATCGGCACTGAAAAGTAGGCTGTAACGGTTGTCGAACCAGCCACTTGAATTGTCCAGATGGGCGTATCGGTACCGGCTACAGGCGCGGTTGCTTTATTATAGAGTTTGACAAATTCAGTAGTGGAAGCTGTAGTATTGCTAATCGAGTAACCATAGATACTTCCAGCACTACTTTTTACATTCGTATTATTTGCCGAAGCAGCAGATACCAAATGGTAGGGTGTTGAACCCCCTGTTGCCGTAGCGATGCCTGCCATAACCTTTGGAGCATAGACAGTGCCATCGGTACCTGTTGCAGTTGTACCAGATTGTTGAGCAACAAACTGAGTGCTCACCGGGTCATACAATACTGCTGAACCACTGATTGGTCGATAATTCTGATCTATTGCTTGTTGAGTTCCTGCCATCTTCTTTTACCTCACATAATCACTAAGCATACATTCAGCCTGATTTGTTGATGGAGATTTTGAACCACTTCCAAACGTGTAACTTCTTTTCCCTAGCGATTGACTAAAAACAGCATATGGATTGATGAAAGCTTGTAAAGTATCCCTGAGATACCAGATTGTTGCTTCTTTCATTTGATCGCTAGGATACTGGTATCCTGCTATGTAGTGATATCGAAGCAATCCATTTGTTAGAATAAAACTCCCTACCGGAAATCGTATTCTGGACAGAGCTGGTTCTAAGAGAAGACTTGGAATATCTACTTTGGTATATTCGCTTGTGTAGGGATAGGCATGTTCCATGTCTACCATCTGAACAAGAGGATATTGCCAGCACCAATGCATTTTTGTTCGGTCAGCACTAAGAAACCCAGTACCATCCCCCGAACCACCGGCATGAGCCGAAGCAATCTGCGCTTGCTGTGTAACAACCTGTTCGTAAATATCCTCTCCCGACTGAGACATGGTTCTTCTTACTTCATGGTAGACAACAACAACAGGTTCCCCTACTGTATGATTGTATATACAAGGTGTTGTGAGCTGAAATGTTCCAGGATACGGGAATACAAGTGGAAGTGCAGGACTAACTCCCCCTGCCACTATGTCTACCATTTCCTGATTACTTCCTCCAACACCTATCCACACCGCATACTCATCTTTATTGTCAGTACCAAGAGTACTAACAACGGGAATAATCTTCTCTCCTGCTGAAATACCTGGAGAAGCTACTGTCGTTGCCTGTGGGGCCTGCAATCTTCTATTACAGAAATTATTGCAACGCTGTGAGGCAACAAATAGCAGCCTGTCAAGTGTTCCAGTAGGAAGAGCAGCAAGCTGTGTAGCTAGTGTTATTCCCAAAGGATGATTAAGTACTTCTTGTGGAGTTGCATACAGTAAAGGAATAGTTGTGCCTCCTACCCACGTTTACGATACGTGCGTTTTGGTTCTTCATTCTGAAGCGCTTCTTCTCCAGATGTTTCAGTAAGAACATGGTGTTTTTTAGCGGCAAAATAGTCATTTTGCTCATCTGGTTCAGCAAGACGAAACCCCTGTAATTTCAGGATTTGTTGCACATCGTGATAGACCAGATCACCATTTGCACTTTCTACATGGATATAATGGCCTTTTGCTTTATAACCGCGATAGTGTTCCTGTATTCCAGTGACAAGTACAGGAGGAAGACCAATATGGATATCCTCTTTATCACTGTAAATCAACACACCCATTTTATGCTCCCTATGCAGCTCGAATACGATCTACTTTTGCAGCAAATGCCCCGGCACGTAAGGCAAGGCACAGGTCTGCAATGAGTGCAAACTGAGAACTACGAGCCAAAATCGGAGCTAACATGACTGGTGTCATTTCATTTAAAACAGGCACAACCGCGAAATCAGGGTTGCGTGGGCATAGGTAGATAGAAGCTGGCTTCTGTCCTGATACTGCTACATAGCGAGGGAAAGTCAATCCGTCTGGAGCAGCCTGAGTAGCACCTACATTTGTATTGACCGTAGTAAAAATGTTGGTAAAGGTTGCACCTGATGTAGGAACACTAATAGCTCCAGTGTCGTCCCAGGTTTGTACGGCTGCATCACTGGTATCATAAGCGGAAAGGACTGCGTAGAGAGATTCACCACCGGAAACTGTTCCACGATAGATGCGATACGAAAGCACATCAACACTATTGCCATATAAGTCTGTGATTGTTGGAGTTGTCCAGCTTAAATTGATTTTCTGAGTTCCTGTAGTAGTTGCAGAAACTTCAGCAGATGCATAAGTGACACCATATCTTGAAACGGCTTCGATCTGATAGTAGTAGGTTCCATTCGTAAGAACAGCACCAGAACCAGTATTTGAAGCAGTAACAACAGACATGGTACCAAATGATTCCATAAAAGATGAGAAGATTAACGGGACATTTCTGTAGGTTGCCACTTCTAAACCCGCGTCCATATAATTTCTAGCTGGTGCCGCGTCCAGATCTCCGTAGTCATCAATTGCAAAGATTTTCGTGAAATCCTTATTAAAACGCTGTTGATTGACGAGCAAAGAACTGATACGTGTTTGCATAATACTTGGCATCAAGAAAAAGTAATCGTCACCAAGTTCTTGAGCAGCAGCAGGACGTACGGCATCAATCAAGTTATCAAGAGTAGACAACGATACAAGTTGGTTTGCACCATCTTGCCTGTTGGTACTGTTCTGCGCGATTTGCTGATCCAGGCCATTCCATTGTGGACGTTTTGTAGCTAAAGTTGCATTCGCATTGCCCCAGACATGTGTTACATCTTCAAGACGTTTCATCGACTCGCCAGCAGCCGCAAGTTCCAGGTCATAGACAGACCCATTGACTACTGCCACTTGCTGGTCCAACTTGGCAATGCTCAAATCGACTTCAGTGTGTTTTACATCAAAGGTTGATTGCACAAAAGTTGATTGGCTATATCCAACCTGTCCACTCGTCGGGTTTTTTGTCGTATGCTGTGCAGCAGGAAGCATTGTTCGTTGATTAAAGATGTACGTGAGAGTTCCCCACGTTTTACGAGGTAATGCACGTGCTAATGGACTCCACTTTCTTGAAGCCTCAAGTAGTGCTCTGTCGATAATAACCGGCATGAGCTGATTGTATGCTGCATTCTGAGAGTATGCCTCCCGAAGTTCTGCCATAGTACTAGCTGGCATGCTAAAGTCCTCCTAAACCACTTAACCACCGCACTTATATTATAACACCTTTTAAGGACACATTGTTTACTGTGCCCGTATTGTGTGTTATAATATATTTAAATTTATTGCATATAGTTTGATTTACTGACAAGGAGTAATATTCATTATGGAAATCGTTAGCGACCTTCAAGAAGAAGGTCCTAGCAACATGCAAAACTGTAGTGCATGTGGGAAACCTTTCTCTGCTACTATTAAATTTTTCCCTGGAAGAAGTGACACTAAACGAGGCATTAGAACCATATGCAGAAAATGTGAAAATGCCCGTATAGGTCTGAAAAATCTTCAAAAAAGATCTGAAAATATTGTGCAACAACCATTGTTTCTGCTCAACAAATTTTGCCCAGACTGTAATGAAGAAAAACCAGTGGAAAAATTCAACAAGAGTGCTGGAATCAAAGATGGATATGCCACCTACTGTAGGGAGCATGAGCGTCAAAGAAAGAAAGTCATTGCGGATAGAACTAGGGACAGAATCAATGAACGCCACCACGCATGCTACATTGCAAACCTCGAACAGAGAAGGGCATACAATAACACTTTTGTTGTTCAGAACAGAGAACGGCGTCAAAATCGTCTCGCTACAGATCCCGAATATCGAGAGCACATTTCTGAATACGGTAAAAACTATTACAGAACACATCCTAATGATCCAGAGCATATCAATGCTATGCATCGAAAGCATAGAAAAGAGAATCCAGAATTGTATGCTGGATATTATAGGAAACGTTTGGCAGCAAAACTTGGAGTAAAAACTGGACCAGTCAACTATCGAAAAATCTTGGAAGAACATGGGCCGTGGTGCTATATCTGCGTGAAAGAAATCTTTCCAGATCAAAAACTCCATTATGACCATGTTATTCCATTGGTTCCTCAAGAAGGCTCTGGAATAGAACCAGGGAGTCATACAACCGATAATATCAGACCTACTCATGCCGTGTGTAATCAAAGGAAGTCTAATCGATTGTTTTCCTCTTTGAGTGCTTATGACAAGCGTGGTGTCGATAGTTAAAGACTGTTTCACTATACTCCTTCTAGTTAATAATTATTTTTTCTAGACCTAGAAAAAATAATTATTAACTGTAGGCAGGGGAAATACTGCCAGTTCCATATTTTTCGTTATACTGCATAATCATCAATTGCCCGAAATGGCGAAGAATGGCTTCAGCCGTAATACCTTCAGGATAGGGAGCCGAACGATCAGCAAGTTCCTGCCAGTCAGCTCTCATAAGCTGCTCCTGGAGATGCGAACGCCTGGCACGTGGAGTATTGAGTGGTTGCTGTTCGTTGGTTGTATTTTCTACCAGGCTTTTTCTTTGCGCCGCAGGCTGTTGCGCCACAAGCATTTTCGTAATTTCTTCTAGTTTTTTCTGCTGATCTTCTTGAAGCTGTTTTGTTTGTGTTTCGAACTGTTTACGCTGTTCCTCAAGTTTTGCTTCAAGTACTTCCTGAATTTTTTCTACTTCAGTCTTTGGGGCAGTAACATTGTAGTTATTCTGCTTGAGAAGTGCCAAAGCATCTTCAACACTCATCTGCTTTATCTCCTGTTTTACTGGCAACACTGATTCCATTTTGTCGTCATTTGGAATAGTGAGTTGATCATCGCCTGGAACATTATTTGGTTCTTGCATCTGTTGATAGGAACCAATGCAATCATATCCAAGATTTCTAGCATGCATATCGTGGACTGCAACCAGATGGTTTTCAGCTACTTTATTGAACTTACGACCAATTTCCGTTGTTTGTGGAGCACAACCCATGCCAAGAGCAGTTGCAATATGGTCGTGAGTTTCTTTTGCCATAGCTCTGCCAGCACTGGTAAGACCTTCTGGTGGTCCAGAAGCTAGTGCTCCAATGTCAGTTAATCCGGCTGGAGGACCTGCCTGTATTTGAGGATAGTTCTTTGTGTATTGTGATCCGGGTGGATCATCGCTTACACCTACAGAATTGCCAGAAACCAGGGGAGTAAGTACCGTATTTGGGTGCAATTCCTCGATACTGATTTTTGCTGCTTCTGAAGCAGGATTTGTATTCTGAGGAGTTTGCTCCATAAGTGCCTCCTTTACATACTGACCAATTGCTTCTCCATTCACATTCAGATTAACCACCACATTTGGAAGTGCTGCTTCATGTGAAAGAGTATCAGTATTTTCAACAAGTGATAATTGTTCTATATAAAAGCTATCCAGAAATACGCCCTTGTCTTTCGCATTTTCCAGGACCAAATCCTGGATTCGTGCGTCTTCGATCCCTGGACGAGCCGTAAAGTCAATACCGAGTAATTGGATATCTTTTCCAACTACTTGAGGAACGCCTTTCCCTTTTACTACCTGCATCTCTGCGTTAGCAGCACGTAGGCTCATAGTCGGGGGGATGTATCCTCCAGAAAGAAGTGAAACCATATCGCGCCCGGTTGTTGTGTCTGGAATGTCGAAAAGAGCATATGCACCCTCTCCTTCATGCCAGATCTTTGTGGCTTTTCCACTCACTACCAGAGGATTATCTTCATCAGCAACACTATGACAGATATACGAATTGATAATATCCCCCGCCAAAAGTTGCTGATATCCAGAATTGACCAGGCGTTGTACTGTTTCCACTGGATACTGCCTTCCGTTACGAGAAATAGCACCATCACTCAAAAACCGTACTTTTAATTGAGCAATGCGTGGCAAAGGTTGGAATTTCTCGTTAGCAGGACCTTTTGTACTGACAACAGTAGTTGTTTCTGATGCAGGTTCATTATTCCAGCTATCTGGAAGAGTCAGCCCTTTTCGCTTTGCAATACGGATAGCGTTCCTCTTAATTTTGTCCTGGACACCTTCAGGTGCGCGACCAATAAGTTTTGCAGCAGCATCCAGATGTGCCTGTGTATTGATAGGATATTTTTTCTGTTCCGGCCATGCAAAATCCGAATCGTCTATAGCATCTCGTTGATCTTTTGTCAGATACTCGAATAACTCAGGTTCAAGATTGTCTAAATCCATACATTCCTCCTCTCCACACATTTCTATAGGAGAAGCTATTCCAGTAAGTTGATATTCATATTTCTCAGTTCCATGCACGAGAAAAATACTTGTAATACTGAAAGAAAGATTTGGAACCACCTGTTCAGGCGTAGGATCGGAAGGATTGAGATAAGCAAGGGTTATATGTGGAATATAGGGGTGCAGCTTACTTACTGGAAATCCTTGCTCGATCATCATCTTCATTAACTGATCATGCGCTTTATGTAAATGATGAACATCTACCGAAGCATAGAATGTATCCTGTGGAGTAAATCTTCCAACACCAGAAATAGTTCCTGATAGACCTGGACAAGTAGCAGCAAATGTGGTAAGTAAAGCATGGAGTAATTGGTAGTTTGCAGAAAAATCAAAATCAGGTTCCAAAATCAGGAGAGAAAGATGCAGTTGCTCCGATGGAATTTCACCAGGTAAGGCTATTTGATTTGAAAATTCAAACGGGGGGTAGTAGGCGACAAGTGTTCTGTCTTGTCCTGCCAGTTCTACTTGCGTATCCACCACTACACATCCCCCAATAAAAAATGCCGAACGTTTCTAACGTCCGGCAAGGGCAGCTATTCATAGTATAGCACAACATTCAATAAAAACACAATACGTGAAAAAAAGAGCTACGTTCAGCATAGCTCTTCTGATAGGGGTGATTTCCGTCACTACTATCTTGTCGGAAGGTTTATCGTGAACGATAATACCCAACATCCATAAGGAAGTATAACAGAAACGTCAAATGCTAGAACAAAGTGCCTACTATTTACAGTTTTTATGTAAAATTTTATAAAAATATACAAAAAGTACGTGCTCTACGATGGCTGAGAAAGACCTTTAGCGCTTCTAGACATACAAATACATAGGTGGAAATAGCCTGGTGCTGATGGTCATTCTAGCGCAATTGAGGGTATTTTTCTTGTGTAAGACAGGTGTTTTTCACTGAAAACACGGTAATTTCACATAAAATACGTCCTTTCTTTGTCTATATCTCCTATAATTCTCTATCACGTGTATTTTCAAGACAAGAGAAATGTCTGCGGAAACCACTTGACAAAACTGCTAAAATATATTATACTGTTATTAATTCAATAAAATACTGTGTTGGGGGAAAGAGATGACATATACGTTTTCTGTGTACCAGTTTAGCGATCACGAAATTGACCAGATTGTGGCTTTGGTCAAGTTATGGGCAAAGGGTGATCGGTTTGTCCCGGTTGATGGAAGAAAATTCTCGAATCAAGTCAAGGATTGGGCAGTAGCTCGTGACTTACTGGAAAAGAAGAATAATCGACTGTATATTACCAGTTGCTCAGGATTTCAAAACAAGAATGGAGCGGTGTTTACCCCCCGTGGTAATACTCCGATAGAGGCATTGTGGAGATTGATCGAGCCAATGATTCCAGAAGAAGGTGCTATTGGGTATTCTATTACAAATGATGAGAGATGGTTCGAGAATTTAGGCATTGCCACCAACAACCATCCTCATGTTGTTCCATCTGAAGTGGAAGAGAAGGAAAATATTCTATTGCTGCTTACCAGTCATGGGTATATTGATTTCAATATGGCCGGTACTGTTTGGGCAATCTATAGGAAAGAGCGGTGTGCATAATGCTTGTAACTTTTTCTGGTGCCACTATGGAACAACTTCAAAGTGGTGAAATGTTTGCTTATCAGGACTTCTCCGATCCTGGTAAATACTGCTATAATGCCAGGCTCGAAAAAGACCAGATCTATTCAACTATCCAATTTATGAAAGTAGGATACAAAGATTAGTATGCGATGAATACATTTATTGGAAAGCAGTCGAAGTACGGTCAGATGGGAAAGAGTCAACGGGGGGAGGCTCTTGTTCTGAGTACGAAACTAAAATATCTTGCTATTGCGATGTTGGAGAAGAATGGATGGGTAAAGACTGAGAAACAGTACCTTGGAAATACGTGTTGGAGAAAGGAGTAACGGTATGTGGGTCTGTTCACGATGCGGAAAGTTTTGGACACCTAAAAATCACGAATGTAGCCAGGAAGACCTATCAACTTATCAAAAAGATTTGTTGGAGCACCTGGGGACATGGGATATTCCTCCTAGAATAGTCGGTATTCGTCCAAAAAACGAGCAGGAAATAGAGAATGCAAAAAAGCTTAGTTATAAAGGTGGTTTACTTCGAGCATTCTATTACGATAAAAATACAGGTTTGCTCCATTTTTCAGGTCATGACCATGAACGTGAATACGCACGTGCCTTTTTACGTAGTGACGGGGGAAGGGCCTCATTACAATGGCTCTGTGAAAAGTTGAATATAGCACTGAAAGATATGGAGAATTTCGATGATTAAAGGTTACAGTGTGCTTTCCGAGGCTTTTTATGGAAAAAGGGAAATAGAGGAGAGTCCTAAGAAAATTACTGATCAAGTTTCATTTGGACACTATTCAGAAAGTGGTGGAACTACAGGTGAAGCGTTTGTGACCTGGGACAAGTTTGGTCCACAGCTTCATTGTTACGATGAAGGTTGGGCAATGCTTGCAGAAAATACAAAACTTATTGAAGAGATGGGAAAACTAAACGACTGTAGTGTTTTCGAATTTTGTGCAACCCTGGAAAGATGTGGGTTTGTCGATAGCACAAAGAGGGAACGATAATGCCAACAAAAGGATACAAGCATTTACTTGGACAATTTAATGGGAAAGAAGCGCTTGCTTCTCGAAAGGGTATGCCAAACCTGGTAGATGAGATCACTTTCGGCATCTATAACGGAAGAGGTGTTCCCTATCCACAAGATGAGAATTGCGGAGATATGTATATACGATGGTATGATCTGGGATATGCTGTTGTACCGCAGTTTGAATGCGACTTATGGAGTAGAAGCATTCTGATAGCATGTTCTGAATTGTTTTCCGACCCCCAATTGCCAAATCATAGAACAACACCGGAGCAATTTCTTCGACTTCTGGAAAAACACCACTATACTGATTTTACGAGAAGAACAAGAGATTAAGGAATAGGCACATGCAAATAATTGAATGGAATATCCTGACCGATCTTCAAAGAAATGCCATAATTGCTGAAAAGGTGATGGGTTGGAAATGGATCGAGCATCTTGAAAAAGGTGAATTGTGGCTACTTCCCGATAAGCTGTCTACCACTGAAGTATCGTCTGGGGACACGGTCTGGTATATCAAGGAAGAAGAGGTATGGCCTGAAGGAAATGTTTCTCCTTTGCCACACAAGGATAAGAGGTCTGTTCCATACTGGCTACCTCATTATACCACGCATATGGATGCTGCCTGGGATATTGTAGATCGGATAAATACAAATTTTATCCTTACACGAACTGATACTGGCACATGCTTTGGTCATTTCTCAGGAGGAGAACCAAGAGTTCATACATTTGCAGAGACACCACAAATTGTTATATGTATCGATGCACTACGACTATTAGGATACGAGGTAAAAGACCGATGACACCAGAAGAGATGAAGACTATCGAGGAATTACACAAGTCCCTTGATGATATCACCTATATGTTTTGTAGATTTTGTGGAGACGACTACCATTGTGTGAAGGGTGCTCTAAAGGCCCTTGAAGAAAGCGATAAAATGTTTGACTTAGATATATCTATGTATCTTGTTGAAAAGATAGAGAGAAGCAAGAAATGACACCACGATCAGCATTGGAACCATTTCTCCGAAAATTAAAGAATCGGGAAAACGACCTGGAGAACAAGATGCAAATAGCTAATACTACTCCAGAGGAACACGGAGAGTGCAGCGCTTGTTCTAACACTGCCTTTGAATTAAGAATTCGTTTGAGGATGCAAGATAAAGGAGAAATTGCTGAAGGTTGGGAAGAAGCATATATTGCACACCTGAAAAAAGACCCACTGTACGAGCAAGATACTCCTGGTGAAAAAGCTTTTCGTCAATTTGAGTGCCAATTTGCTGGTGAATTAGAGGAAATTTTTAGAAGAGAAGGTAGTATAGAGTGATAGATATATCCGTAGTCAAAGAGCGTGGTATCGCGGTGAAAGAATATGACTATCGTCCTTCAGAACGTCAAACCATACACGAACCAGAAGTCATTTATGTCACCCTTATAAATAAACGGGGGGATGAGTTCCAGGCAAAGACCTTTTGTGCCAACAGGGACCACGTACTAAGACCTGATGAGTATATACAGCTTGTTATTGATCGGTACGAAGAGACAGAGGACATATACTTTAAAAGGTCCTGGCAATATAAAACATGGGGAGAACCTGTGTACAGATTATCTCCAAGATTGACAAGGCCGGGTGTTCGTTGTAATAACGAGTTTGACTACTACCACTATGAACCAGATTGGTATGACCATAACGTAAGTAAACCGGTTGAGTCATTTAGAAAAAGATTTGAACAATTTGTAAGCGCTTAGTATTGAAGGGGATATCCTACCACATAGTACAACTGAAAAAGAAGGGATACCCCTTTTTATTTGTGAAGTATTTCCCAAAAATTTGGACTTTGCTAAAAATGGTGGAATATATAAAGTTACAGTACAATATATGTCGATGCCCGTTTTACGTAAATTACAGTTCGGTATGGGTGTGGTGTGTTGTTATAGCATAGTATATGTTATACACTTGTATTGTAGTGTTGTACACGCAAACACAATTGTTTTACTGTGTTTGTTGTTGGTGCTTTTTATACATCTCTTCAAGTGATCGCTCTTCCCATTGTTTGTGTTGTCTACACCATAAGTACACGTTGTTACCGTCATACTTGGCAAGTATCTTACCACTTGTAGTACATAGTACAGGTGTAACAGTATTTCCCCCGTCCTGTTCTCGACCTAACCATGTAATTATCTGGTTAACTTCTTCTAAAACATTTGTTGTATCGTACCTGGTTGCGTTGAACCATACCAGATCGTGGGCATTATGTGTTTCGTGTAGTGCTTGAACCAATAGCTCGTGCAGGACCAGCCTGGTTAGGTTTGACAAATGTGGCACCATAGGTTTTTTCCTTTAAAATAAGCCAGAACACTATGCCTTAATTCTATGTGATATAGAATTACACTATATACGCACATGTAAACTGTAGTTTTCCCATCATTGTACCCCAAAATCCCCTGGTTTGCGTCAATCTACACATTCGTTATGCCTACAGTAACGCTGAGATGACGAAGAAGGCCCTGTACAAGCTCGTAAGTATATTGACCCATGTAGATCTCGTAAGGCCATTTCTCGACCATCGTAGAGCACGTACTATTTGTATAAGACCACAAAATTTTACAGTGCTGGTATAAAAATGACCCTGTTTTAGAATCTTTGTACTATTTTAAAACAGTACGCACTATTTTAGGTTAGTACTTATTGGCTATAAAAATTAGTACTACTAAGCTGTATAAAGCAGGTGCTTTAGCTTGACAAATATATAAAAATATGTTACTATATTTGTAGGTTAAGAAAACAAAACAGTCAAGCAAAAGAAGGGTAACAACAATGTTCAACAATCAAACAGTCCTCAATTTCGATGCCAATGCTATCTATGCAGAAAACGTTCAAGTAGTCAATATTTTCAAAGATGCCCTTGGGTATTCTTGTGGGTATGCCCTCGTTGCCGATGATCCTAATGCTCCAGCCGCAATGCAACGTTACGAAAAAGTTCCTGTGTGGGCCATTGATCCATCAAACAACAAGTGGGCAGTTGACCTTAATCGTTGTTAGTTTACAACCAGGCTGGTACAAATCTTGTACCAGCCTGTGCCAAAGAAAGGAACCGTACCATGATCACCCCACAAAATTCCACCTCGTTAATTTCTGTCCTGGTTGTCGATGCCATCGATGCCTGTCTGGAGCAGGACATTCGTCAATTCGGAACGATCATACCTGGTAACCACGGCAAACAAGTTGTCGTATTACCGAAAGAATGTGTGTACCCACACACGATTGACTTACCAGATGGAACAGGCATAGACATTATTCGTAATCGTGGTCTGGTGTACCTACACGATTGGCACCTCGACATTGCTCCACTGTAGAGCCAACCAGTTTTACCACAAAAATTAAAGGAACCAATCATGGATCGACGCAAGAGTTTCAAAGCAGTCAAGGTTCTGTTCCCATTATCTCCCTTTGTCGATACCAGTGGTGCTACCAGGCTTAAAGAGCTTGGAGCACCACAACAACTTATTGATGGATGCCTGGTCGAACGGAACAGGATCAGCATTGTTGCAGATCGAACAACTGAACTGGGCCTTTCGACTGTTAAGAACGAGTACGGCTACACCTTCGTAGATCGCAACCAGGACTGCGCAATCAAGTACATCTCTTATAAAAATAGTGTGCCTGTTCTACTTATAGCTATGCTGAACACCATCAAAGACCAGGGCGTCATCACCGCCCACTTCTTCGGAACCGTACATGTTGATCAGCAAACTGGTCGCCCTAACTTTGTTCCCGTAGGTGTTACAGTAGAACAAAGTTGCTAATTCTAACCAGGTAGTACGTCTGTACTACCTTCTTTTGAACACTTTTCCACACCGTCTTTCGCCAGCAAGAACACCTGTGCTAATTTACACATATTATATAATTACACTCATTATTGACCAGCAAACCACTGTTTGTCCCCTAAATGACCCCAAAACACCCACTTTTACCCTCGTTGAACAGGCATACATGCTTGTAACGACCCCAGAATGACCTTTAATACCCCATAGACTCTACCCATATATTGACCCATTCAAACCTTGTAAGGCCATCTCCAGGTCATTCTGGAGCGCGTACTTTTTGTATATTTTCACTAAAATTTACAGGTATCGTGCAAATATTAGGTGTTTTGTTCTATATTTGTGCGGTTTTCCAACTTCTTTGCTATTTCGGCAATAATGGCTGTTTGTTTCAACGATTCCTCATCTTGCTGGTTCAGATGTAAGATGATCTGCTTGATATAGTCTGCATTGGTTGTATCTGTCTTAAAATCATTCTCAGCTACAAGTCGATCTTTCTGGGCCTGTCTGTTCTGACTTTGCATAATGATTGGTGCAGCGTATGCTCCTTGTGTTGAGAACAGGAGATTTAATAAAATGAAGGGATATGGGTCAAATGGATATTGACGGAGCAACCATGCATTTGCCAGGAGCCACAGGACAATGATTGTCGTCTGCACGATAATGAATACCCAACTTCCCATGCCTGATGCAACAACATCAGAAACTCTCTGACCCAGTGTCGATTGTTCCTCAAGAAGTTTGTTTACATCCTTTGGACTATGCGTATGAAACACATGCTCAAACAAACTGACTTTCGGTGTTTCCATCATTTCCCCTCTTCAAAATCCACGCTACTTCACAAAGTACATCTTCAAGATTCAGCTCTTTAGAGCAGGTACAAAATTTTCCTTTCAGATACTCGGATACTATCTGCTGGCTATACCCAGATGGAAGACAATATTTTTCACATTTATGACACACGTGCAGAAAATTTTCCACCGTACTTTTCCCTTCCTTCATCACGTAATTTTTGTGCATTTGTCTGCAATGGATCTCTAAAACAACTGCATGATCGGATAGTTGGCGGGGGGAAGGTGTCGCTCCACGGTGACTCAGTATAGATCGGTGCTCCACATATTGGACAGATTGAAACCTGTGTATAGCTCATAGTGTTATTCCCTTTCTATTCTTCCTTACTTATTCCTTGAGGAACATCTGAAGGACTCGGTGGCGTTGTGGTAGAAGGCAGAGCAAGTATCTCGCCACTTGGGGCACTCTTTAGTTTATCAAGCTGTACCTTTTGCAACTCAATGCCAAGATTCACAGTCTGAGTTTGTTCGCTGGAAATGAGGTCAAGACGATCCAACGGCACTACTTCTCTACCAAGGACAAAGGCTGGAATATCACCATATTTTTCATACGGGTTTCTATCCATAGCCTTACGAGCTTCATTTGGAGTACTGGTGCCATTATGTATTCGCATATCTTCGAGCTTTGCCAGATCGGCCTCTTCCATATAGCTGGCATAATGGAGTACAAGCTTCCAATGGGTCGTATTGAACTTCTTGTTGATGATGGAGTAGTTAAACTTTTCAAGAATGAACCGTTCCAGTGGTCGCACAGCATTATGGATAAAGCTCGTTTGCTGTGAAAATCCTGAACCACTGCCAAGATTTCCAGACTCGATGACTGCAATATTGGCAGGTGGTGTTTGCATCGAAGACATGGTTTCCTGTCTGCACCACTCCAATCCTTTTAGAAAATCCATATCTACTGGACCAGGTGGAGCATAGACCATCTTGACGCCATCAAACGTGATCAAGGGCACATGAGCATTCTGTCTGCCAGTAAAGTTTTCCTTGATCCATATGAGGAACTCTTCTGCATGCCGACGATCTCCAGGATGTTCGAATGAAAATGGAGGTCGAGCACCTTTTTTGAAGTAATTTCTCGCCCATTCCATCATTTGCTCGTACAACATGGCCGTATTCACTAATTTGGCAATTGGAGATAATGCCTTCTTATTACTTTCAGGACTAGGGAACCAGCATCTCATAATCTGATCTGGCTCAAAAACAATTGGCTCTTTCTGATGTTGGAGTATCTGCTTGTACGTTTTCACATTGCCTGTTTCATCAAGATCGAAGGTCATGGTCTGGCAATCAACCTTGTGTAACGCCGTAGGAATATCCGATGGCTTCCCCTTCCCCCCGCAGACAATTTCAGTGTACGCCTCTCCGTAGATCATCATGTCCAAACCATACGAATACAAGTACTGCATCAGGTCTTCATCATCATTGATATAAGTCAAGAGTCCCATAATCTGATCATAGGCTTTTTGATCCGGGTTATCTACAGTCGGTGCCAGTTCCCATGTTCCACTGATCAACCTCAGAATCCTGGCATCAATGCAGGCAGCAATCCATGGCATATTAATGTAAGCTCGACAGAGAGTATCCTTGTACTCTCTTTCACTCATATTATTGATGCGCTTCGCCTGTGAAGGGATGCCAAGTGATTCTGATTCATCCCAGGCAACCGACTTGGACATTTGCCCACGAGCAGTTGTCCTGGCCTCCATCAACATCTGTTCAGTTCTACGAAGCAGGTCCTCTAAATCTTTTTCACGAGGAGAAATGCTTCGTGATTCCTTTTGTGCCTGATACCTCGTTCTTCTACGCATCCACCACCACCTTGCCCGTTTTTCACGAGTTTTTAAAACTTGTCGTATTTCACGGAAAATACATTGACAAAAGTGTCAAAATATATTATACTATTCATAGGTCAAGAAAACAAAAACGGTTCTCCAAAGAAAGGTTTCAAACATGTACGATGACATCACCAGACTAGCCTACGCATTCGTATACATAGGGGCCATCGCATCTCCCACTGGCACCTCCTTAAATGTATTGTTTTCTCTCTGTCGATCAGCTCTATCTTGCCAGCAGGTTCCAACCACTATCGAATATCTCGTTATTTCTGTTCGATTATCCATCAAAAAGTAAGGAGACATACTCATGGTCACTCAGCAAACCAGAATCCTGGCAGAAGTACAGCTTGCACAATTTATCCACAACCTGGAAGACCTCTCCAATGACGATCAAAAGGAGATACTCTATCAGGTGGCTCTGACCAACCCAAAGTATGCAGCGAGATGTACGGACATCCTGCGTATTCGTAACCAGATATCCGCACAAGTTCAGTAGTTTCAAAAGAAAAGGAAAATTATCATGATCACAAGAACCACAAAGCCACAACCTATCGACACACTTATAAACCAGACCATTATGGTCGGTTCCAGACTGTATTCCCATTATCCTGTGGAAAAAGTAACGGTACGTGGAGACAGCCAAACTGTTGGGGTATTCTTCCTCACCAGAGCCGTAAAAGTTCCCGTTATCTGTTGGGCACCAGGTTGCTGGAAGGCCATCTAAAGGAGAACTAGTATGCCTGTAAAGTGTTTCGAGATCAGGGAACTGCTGGAAACAGTAGTTCTCCTCACACAAAGTGATCGAGAGGCTGTATTCAACCAGGTCGCGTTTCGTCAGCCGGAACTTGTTGTACAGGTTCGAAAAGAGTTGCTGGTTTGTATGGTCAGTCAAATGGTTTCTAAGGACGGAAGATTGTTCAAGGAACCATCCAAAGATCGGTTTCTGGTCTATCACATCGGTACGAATAGAGCAGGTGTTACGTACGGTACGATTCATGCTTTCGACATTGCGTATGCGGTTATCCATATCCGTGGAAGTTACTGGAAAATCGTCTAGTTTAAGGAAATAATCATGGTCACCACAAAAGAAGTTCGCGAAATGTTGGAAGTGGTTTCTCCACTTCCCTATGCCGATCAGATTGTCAGGCTTCGAGCATTGGTTCTTCGTAACAGGGATCTTGCTCTTGCTGTTCAAGATGCGCTTGACCATTGCCGTATTCGCCAGGTAGTACTCCGAACCAACGGAAAATTCTTCTTCGACCACGTTCTGATCTACAAGATTAGTGGAGTAACACATCTGGATGATCCAACTACCGGACAATGTTATCTTGGTGGAAAATACTACAATGTTGTGCATGTTCGAGACAACTACTGGAAAATCCGGTAGTAGGAGAAAACCATGATTCAAGAAAGAGTCCTGCCACTTACGAAACAACAGAAAATTGCCAAAAGAGCAGCAGAAATCATGAAGAACCAGGACAGAATGACTATTGATGAATCCGATGAGGTACTCAACCTGCTGCTCAATGGAGAGTCTCGGACAGATCAGAAAATCCAGATTATTCAAGGTGTTCATGGAGGTCTGTACTCGATTTGTTCCGCTATTACGAATATTCGAGTATATGGAGATTCGGAGATCGGTCAGTTTCAGGACCAGCACGTTTTCCATATGTATGGCTGTGTATGGAGACTGGTTGCCTAGAAAGAAGAAAATCATGCTGCGTTCACAAAATTCCAATCCAGATGCGGAAGATATTTCCTGCATCTGGCTGGCAGAATCATACGCTACTATTGCAAAAGATCTGCTAAAGCTGGAAAAGACCGATCCAATGCTTGCAGCCGAAGTTGCTCCATACTTACTCAAAGAGATGATCCCAGAACTGGAAAGAGTGAACGTTCTCAAGCGTATTTCCATGCTGGTTGAAATACAGAAAGTACACCCAACATTTTCCCATGAAATCATCGATACATTAAGCAGTCGCTTCTCTTTCCGCCGAAAGAATTGGAACGGATTCCAGACAGTAATATTTCTTCTTTTTGGGGTGAAATAAAAAGATTTTTTCGCACCTGCATATTTCATGAATATTTGCTTGACAATTATAGTAAAATATGCTATACTTGACGTAACAAGAAAAACAAATACAGTCAAGTAAAAGAAAGGTATCACACCATGATCACACCAACATCCATGACCTATGAAGAGGCCAGTAGACTTGCCGAGCAACATCACAAGATGCGTGAAGAGGCCGCTATCAATCATGCTATCCAGTTGTCCAACAACTACTTCTTCATGAATGACCCGGAAAGCGAACAGGCTTCCTACCTGAGGAGAATGTACAAGGGTAGTGCCAATCTCAATTATGGTCACATAGTTGCAGATCTTCTCGGTATTCAGTTTTACGCTTAATCTTCCAGAAAGGAACCAGGACCATGTCAAAAACCAAGCTACATCAGACCATTCTCGATAAGCATCGTACCATCTATCAAGACAATGTAGAAGTTGTTCACATCTGGGAAAACTATCGTGGTCGTCCGTGTGGAAATGCCAAAATTGTCGTAACAAAACCATCCGATCTGGAAATCTGGCCTGAAGGAATATCCTTTGTAGCCGTTGTACTGTTCTCAGATGACACCTGGGTATTCGATATTTAATGATATGACGGGGGAGGTGTGGTACTTCCCCCCGTTGCAAAGAGAAAGGAAATCTACTATGTCCAACAATTATCCAAACATTCCAAAGCACCTGACAAGCGAAGCACAAATCATTGCTTGCATGGTTATGGAATACCGGGACCTGCCACAAGAGGAATTGATCGAGAGGCTGTCCGGTATGGATAAAATGGGTCTGAGAATATTCGCTATCATCCTGGAAGGCCATCAAAACGATGCCGATGATCGAAGAGAGCAAATCATTGTTGATCCGATAGATGGAAAAGGCAATGCAGGACAACATGTTTTCGCCATCACTAAAAAGGGAACTGTCATGTTCGGAGAGGTCTACTGTATGGCACAGCATCACAACGTTATCCATGTCGAGAATAATGTCTGGAGAATAGAAAGATAAGGGAGATGAAGTCATGGAAAAGACAGAACAGCAAAAGATCACCGAAAAATTTTTCAGCTTGACCTTTAGCAAGAAGGCGAAAATGCTCCTTGAAACTGAACAGACAGAGGATAAAGACCTCGCCAAGAGACTCTGGGGATACCTGGTGAATCTGTTAGAAGATGTTCCATTCACTAACAGAGTCTCCAAAATGTGTCTGATCGACCAGGTTTCCTCAGAGCTTGCAGAACGCCTTATTGACGAGTTGAATGCCAGGCGTGTATATACCAACATCCTCAAAAGCTTTAAGCCAGAAGAGGCTCTCAACGCGATTATATACATGCCAAGAAAACAGGCTGTAAGAGTTATGGAGATGTTGCAGAAAGGAACGATACAGTCATGAAAAAGCAATTCGTTGAACGTCTGTCTCTTTCCAGGGAAACCATCTATTCGACCATTCTCAATGCAGGGAGCCATTGCAATTCCGTTTCCAATATAGCCAGCATCTTCAGAACGAGCGGTGAATTTCAAGGCCTTTCCATGTATTCCAAACGTCTGCGCATCTATCGCGAATTGGAACAATTCTGTGGTGCCACCTTTTGCGACGAGGTCATTTCCCACCTGGGCCTGCACTAAACGAGTTTTTCCAAAGCCTGTAAATCCAGTGGAATATTGCTTGACAAATTTGTAAAAATATGTTATGATTGACTTACAAGATACATACAAAACAGTCAAGCAAGAAAGGTATTTCAAAAAGATGAGAAGCAAAAAGAACATTTCAGATGAGCAGAAAAGAGCACAAGAAATTGTTAGCCAATCATGGCCGGAGATTGGTCGAAGCGTTAGCATGTGGGAACAGGACTTTCCAGATGCATCCGCAAACATACTTCCAATTGTTAAAAAGCTTGTCGTGGAGAAATTCGAAGCAGTACCACCTGACCAGGACCATGTTGAGATTATGAAGGCTCTCAAGTCAACCAACGAAGAATTTGCTAACAAAGTGTGGATCGAGTTCTGTGCCAGGTATACATTCCGCAATCTCAAGTGGTCCACTCCAGAACAGGCATTTGCACATCTTAAAGACCTGGATACATTCGGCCACGAGACGGTTGTCCGTGTATTCGAAATGCTTATGGAAAATAGCGGCCTCAAATAAGAAAGGTAATTCAAAACATGCAGACCATAAAAACCTTTAACTTGCTCCGTTTCCATGCTGTTCGTGCCAGATCCATGGATGAGGCAAAGCGTTTCGAATACTTGAAGCAATTCAACACTGAAGCTGCTCTGAAGATTATCACTCTTATTCTCCAGGGGGAAAAACTTCCAGATTGGAAAGGTGTTCAGACGATCATGTACAACGACCGTCTTCTCGACAAGGATGGATGGGTGACTGATATTATTACACTTCACGGAATGACCATCGGTATTCACGCTGAAGAAGGCGTGTATCTCTGTGAAGATGGAACATGGGAACTGGTTCGCTAAGAAAGGAAAATAAGTATCATGAAAAATCTCACTAGAGAAGCAGCCTACAAAATTATCCAACTCGCCAACCTCCCCCGTGAGAACTGGGTGGGTATCCTTTCTGAAGATAGAACTGACAAGGAGGCAGCTCTGAAGATTCTGACCATTCTCATTACATGGAACAAGTTCAAGCAGGAAGACAGAGAAAACCAGCAGATCGTCAACGAGAAAAGGCATCCACTCTATAGCGGTGTAACTATCACAAACGTCATTTCGAAATATGGAATAACGATCGGCCAGTACGGAAACAAGGATGTTGTTCTGCTCGATCATCGCGATTGGGAAATAGCCGAATAGAAAGGAACTATCACACCATGAGAGAAGTAACACAAACCATCTATCTCGACAGAACGCATACCATTTTCTTGCCAAGTATGACAGTCGGGAACATCTATGAAGATCCATTCGGACTATTCTTCGGCCAGGTACAACTCGGAGAAATAATAGGAATACGAACTGTTCGAAAAGTGTGCTACGGAGTATGGGAAATACCCTGGTAGAACAGCGTTCATGAGGTTTTAAAGTAGCGTGAAAACTCACGAAAATATGATTGACAAAACTGTAAAAGTATGCTATAGTATTCATACAAGATAAATAAATTTTAGTTCGCTGGTTGTTCAAGAAAGGACAAAAAATCATGACATCAGAAGAAAGAAGAGTTTCGAAACTTCTTAAAAAAGCAGGTTCAGACGAAAATGCCATTGCTGACATTTTTCTCGATGCACCAAATTCTGTGATTGTCAACAAGCTTTCGACGCTTGACCAGGTAGCAAAAGAAAAAGTCATGTTGCTATTTTCGCAAAAAGTATACGACATTCTTAAAGATTTCAAACAATCGTTCCGCAACAGGCGCATACAAGGTATACACAAAATAAGCCCAGAACTGGCCGAATACGTCATCGCAAAATTCAACTAGTACCCCTAGCTACGCTAATTCGCTCCCCTGGTTACAGGGGAGTTTTTTTTGTCTGCTAACAATTACACTCTCACTACAATTACACAAATAAGTGTAGCCTCTTTTCGATATTTCCCACATTTTCACACATTCACTCTAAAATACCCTATTTCAGACAGGTCATTTTACACCTGTAACTCCCAAAATGCTCATAATCGCTCTAGGACGCTGTTCTGGACTTTTCATGACCCCATAGGTGTATTGACCCATGTAAACCCTCTAAGGCCACTTCTCGTATAACAGTACCAAAAATAGTGTAATTTGCCATATTTTTATATAAACTGTGCAATATTTTTACCAGAATGGGTTGAACTCGTCACCCGGAATATTGAGTGAAGACATGGTGATTACACCACCATCTCCACTATATCCTTCTAACATGAGTTCAGTTGCAGCATGAACAAGAGCATCTAGACGATCCGGCGACTCTGCTACACCTTGTTCCCACGAACAAAGTTGATCCTCAAGTTCAGGGAACATGCCAACATGATGACCTCTCCCCTGTTCATACAATGCGGCAACTGGTTCAGCACGAGCGTACTTCCCCCGCTTACTATGAACCTTCTTGTAGGCCACATATCTGTCAACCATCCTGATCGTATTCTCTACCATATCTCCACCCTGGTTAGATTCTCCAATAATGCGATCAGCCTGATATTTGTAGTAAGCAGTAACAGCCTGTGTAGCCCATTCTTGAGGACTGCCACGTAATGAAAGATCATCGAGAATATACAAGTGACCATCAGCACCACGACCTGCCACAACAATACCAGTCTCATCAGAATCTTCTTCAGATGTTGTTGCCGGGTCCACACCAACCACTACACGTACCAGATCTGGAGCTTTCACAACACGATACTGCTCAATCATGGCTTCACGTTTCCATAATGCCCCTTCTGCATCATCCAATAATTGAGCTAGTAGTTCTTGGCGTCCAAGGCGACTGTTTTCGAACTTACGAATAACTTGATCAAAGAACATCTGGGCAAGATTATCACGATTTTCATAAGTAGTCCCATTGGTGACATAGGTCGTACTCATTTTGACAAGTTGTTTGATCTCTTTCGTTGGACGGGGGGTGGTAGTGAGTATGACACGTGGATGAGGTCCGAGACGGAGGCCGAGCAAAAGCTGATCTAGCGAATCTGAGGTGCGCCACGCACAGTTATGCGTAAGTATTCCGTTTGCAAAATACTCATGGCAGTCCTCTACCTCCAAGTTAAAGACTGCCATTTTATTATGAAGTTTCGCTACTGAAACACAGGAAACTTCAGAACTCTGCTCATCTATTAAAATATCCCCAGGCCGGAGAGTTCCCAATGGAGAGAATCCTTTTCCCTGGACCCATATTGGATGAGACGCGGTACCCATAATAGATCTTCCAGTAGAAAGCTGGAGAAGGGATACAGTGGAGTTTTTACTTGTACACCCTGCTGTAGTCGCCCTTTTAAAACCCACCCTAGTTAAAATAAGATCCCCAGGTACAATACCTTCAATCGGTTTTTCACCTTCCGAAGTAAGCACCTGGGAACCCGCAGTTAAACATATTTCGTCACAGTTATGAACGAGGATGCCATTTGCAAAAAACTCATGGGCATCCTCAACTGTTATATCGTAGACATCATAAGTTTTCTTTAATCTTTTTACGGTAACGATTGGTTGCGTGGAAAGCTTTGGCGCAACCATCACAGCAGAACCGAGCATTTGCTCTCTTCGACTCAAACACTTTTTGGCAGTAATCACAGGTGATTGATTGAACCACGAGTTGTCCGGCTCTCTGTGCGGAAGCTCTCCCGTTACACTTTTTCGAGCAGTATAACTGTGCTCTCTTCGTAGCTGTATATTCCTCACCGCAGTACTCGCACAACCTAACCTCCCCCCTGAAAGCCCCTGACCTGTAAGCCTCAACGCAGGCCGATGAACAGAAACTAGTCGGGTGGGCCGAAGGGCTATGGAATGCCTTCTCACAATAGGTACAAGTGAGGACACGCTGCATACGTAAGTGCTTATTCTCATCCATTGATTTCTTAGCGTTAGCCCAGGCTTTTTCTTTATAGGGAGCCAGTCTTGAATAGTGCAGAGAACTGTGTTCCCCATGTGTAAGCAATTCCAAATTTTCCAGTCGGTTATCCGTCTTATCTTCATTTCTGTGATGGATATGATATCCTTCTGGTATTTTTCCGTACGTTTGTTCCCAAACATAACGGTGCAACAAGATGCGTCTTTCGTAGTAGTCTCTGCTGGCACGTTTATGCCAGATGTAGCCGTCCAATTCGATGCATGCGTCACACATACGTTCATTCCTTCTGAAAAAGATGCTAAGGGAATAAACCCCTTTTCAGTCTCCCAAACCTTATGAGAGGCTGTTCCTACTAGATTTCTTCCGTCCATGGTACGTAGTAGGTACACCTTAGTATTCTTTTCCATTAATGAGCTTCCGGTTACTCGTTTGGCTCCTAACCTGGTTTGAACGTAATCTCCTACACGAATTTCTGCTATTGGTTTTTCTGTTCCGTCAGACATCAGGACAAGAGTATGTCCTACCAGACACCAGGCAGCGTCGTGCTGCGGTCCGCGCATTGAATTAGGTTCCTCGGCACTATACGTTGTGGCAATAGCGCCGTTCGGCCATACGAGTCTTCTACGTGTTCCCTCATGTTTCGGCATAAACCAGGGAGGGCTATTTGTAACTAGCCCAGACTCACCATACAGCATGACATCTCTTACATCTGCTGCTGTTCTTCCAACTATGGCAATTCTACCGTATCTTCCTGCTTCTACCTGTTTTCTAATCCATTCTGCGCCAGTTCTCGATTTTCCGAATCCTCTGCCTGCAAGTATGAGCCAGGTACTCCACCAATCGCCAGGTGGTTCTAGTTGTTTGTCACGTGCCCATGCTTCCCAGGTGAATTTCAGTTGCAGAGATTCTTCATCGTTCAATCCTTCAATGAACTGATATTTCTCTTCTTTTGAAAGATTGGCAAATGTTCTATAATTTTGAAATTGTTCCGCAGTCACTACCATCTTCCGCTACACCTTTTTCCTAGAAAATGTTGGCTACAATTTTTTTCCATTTAGCGCTGGAGCGCTCTGTAGCGCTGGATTATGCATACATATGTGTTCGCCTGATAAAATTTTCCAAAAACAAAAACCGTAGTATTCATCTTTGGTTTTACATTTCTCAACAGAATAACCTGGAACGGTAGATAAACAGATAATCCGCATTCCCCTAACATTGTTCAGCGATGATCATTGTCTTTCGTATAGAACCGTGTACTCTGACTTGCGCATGTACGGTAGTCTAACTGACTAACTTTCTACCATAAACATTTCAAGATGTACTCTTGCAGACATCTTTCCTTGTTTTCCTCTTTTTAAAGTAACCAGTTCTTTTCCCCAGTATTGTTGAAAGTTGAGAAGCCACTGATTCTTTTCGCCACTTGCATATACTTCATACAGACCGCCTTTATTACTTCCATGTGGTGGAATAGTAAAGGCATAATTGGAAAGACGTAATGTACGATAGCCTGAAGTTAAAATTTGCAGTGTCATATCTGTATCGACAGGAACACCTTGTCTATAAGAAACTCCAATCTCTCTTAGTTTTCCTGCATGATTGCAGACAATGCATCCACATGTTTTATTCCACGAAAGATCTTGACTAACTTTCCACCGGGGGAGTACCAGGCCCATCTGTGCTATCTGATTATTGAGATATTTTTCCATCTCATGAAGAATAGACCCGTCTGCTTTCTTGTATTTCCCAGTAACCCCTTTTCGATACAAACCGGTAAGATCGTCATCCAGCATCCAATACCATTCGGACTCTTGTTGATTGATATAATTTCTGGCATAGGCTATACCCTGGTTAGATTCCGGTAGCACAAGAATTTCCGTGGAAGGAAAAATTTCCCGATAATTCCGCTCTTCCTGTTTTTCCACCACCAGAATATATGGATATGATCCAAGTAATGCTGGAGTTGTTGCAGTGTCCCATCTTCCTTTTGTCGGAATATAGAGCGGTATCATATTTTATTTCTCCAACGGGCTAGGAAAATAATCCCAGTTCACATGGACTTTGACAGCACTTTTCGTCTTTTTTATGCGACAAATAGCAGAACCCCAGATATTTACAAGATTTTGGGACCATTCAAGCGGATCTTTTCTGGCATACGCTTCCTGCAACCCCCCCGTATTTTGACCACGTAATGGAGTAGAGAGCACAATGTGATTGAATTGCACTGTCATATATCCAGCACTCACCACCTGGAGACTCATATCCGTATCTTCTTGCACATGTTCTCGATAGGTTCCAACCCGGTCGGCATGGTTACAAACACATCCACAACAACTTACATTCCAACAAAGTGGAAGTTTCTGTTTTGTACGGTTCTTTCTTCCAATCGTTGCCTGTGCAAGACGTTGATGTTGATTTACTAGTTTTTCAACATCTTCCAGTACTCGTGCAGTATCGTTCAAAAATATAGTGTCCTGTAGTCTGTAAAACTGCTTAATGTCGTCGTCAATCATCCAATACCAACCAGGATGATCTGAACGCGCATACTCAAGGATAGCATTTCTTGCATAAGCAATTCCTCGATGACTTTCATTCAGTACCGTCACACGAGCATTTGGAAAATGTTTTATATAGTCTCTTGCTTCTTGCTGTTCCACAACTAGAGTGTATGGAATATTTACCTGTTCAAGAAGCTTTGGAGTAGTAGCCGTTTCCGCACGTCCTTTACTTGGGATGTATACCGGATACACGTTTTACTCCTTCCGAAAAATAATTCCACTGAACGTCCGGCCGAAGTTTCCCAACATTATTTTTCCTGATCTTCACAATATCTTTTCCCCAACGGCTACGAAGTTTCTCTGCCCACAAAAGCAAATCTTCTGATCGATATGTCTCATGCAATCCACCCTTGTTCGAACCACAGAAATAGGTATACTGCGCATATGTTTGCCAGGTCACTGTTTGATATCCACGATGAAGAGCCTGCAATGTGAAATCCGCATCAGAAAATAGGGGAAGGTCCGGGCAGTATTCAGCAAACTTCGAAAGTATTTGTGCTTGCTGACACACGACGCGAGAACAGTCCGTATTTAAAACATACTGATCTTTTCTAGCTGGTCCAGATTTCCATTTCGTGCATAAAGAAACCTGAACGATATTTTCCCAGGTCGTGGCTTTTTCAGCACCAAGTAATACTGTTGCATCAGCAGGAACATACTCCCCCCGCTCCACTTTCCAGAATCCTCGAATATCATCATCCATCATCCAGTACCACGTATGCCCTTGCTGTGCTGCATACTGAAGAAGCCAATTTCTCACATATGCAATGCCCTTGTGTGATTCCGGCAAGACCACCACGGGAGACTGTGGAAAGTGGTGGCGATATGCTTCATATTCTTGTTGCTCAAGAACAAAGGTATAAGGAATACCTACAGTATCCAACACTTTTGGAGTGGATATTGTTTCCGCTCTTCCCTTACTTACTATGTAGATCGGATACATGAGAAAAATACTCCCATCGAATATTTGCACGTTTTCGCTTTGCTGGAGTAGTAACCACATGGCATAGTTCAGGACCCCACAATTTCACCATGTTTTCTGCCCAGATGGAATCTTTCTTATTGGCATAATCATCATGCAATCCACCTTCTCCTTGTCCGTTAAACGGAGAGTCGAATGAATAGTGCTCCCAACGCAATGTTTTCCATCCATTGGTGAGAAGCTGTAAACACATATCAGTGTCTTCAGGTACGCCAGGACGATACTGACCCACTTCAAGTATTCTCGATGTGTGATTGCAGACAACGGTATAGCAGGCATCGTTTTCTACATAGGGAACCTTTGGAAATTTTCGTGCCTTCCGAGAGATTCCAATTTGTGCGACACGTGGATCATGGCAAACTTTTTCGGCCTGCTCTAATACCAGAACAGTGTTCTTGAGTATATGTGATGCATCTTGTATCCAAAACGAGCGAATATCATCGTCTAATTCCCAATGCCATGTTCCACCATGTTGCTGTTCATACTGTAGTATCCAGTTACGAGCAAACCATAAACCCTGATTACTTTCTGGCAATACCAGAATTTCTTGAGCAGCAGGAAAATATTTCTGGTATGCAACATATTCCTGCTGCTCAACTACAAGGATATAGGAAACATGAGAACGTTCACACAATCGTGGAGTTGTGGCAGTCGTTGACCGTCCTTTACTGGGAATATAGAGTGGATACACTATTCTGCTTCTCCAGATGGTTTAACACGTACTGCTAATTTTCCAAGGAGTGATTCCCTGGCACCATTGATATCAATAGAACCACTATGCTCCACTTTCTGATCATTACGAAATTCAGGCATACGGGCCGATGCAAGTCTCATTAAGAGTGCATCACTATAACGTTTCACCATAATCATGTGGCCTTCCTTGTCATACATGACTTTCCCCATGGCAACAACAGGCTCTTCGACACCCATAACAGCCCTTTGATATATTGCAGCCCGGACAACATCATTGGCATCAAGTTCAGCACTTTTATACTCAAGAGAAAATTCAGCGTCTTTCTCCAACCATACATAGAATAAACTTCTGTGTATTCCTGCCTTTGACGAAGCTAATCTCACATTGGCATTATTACGAAATGATTCCAGAAACAATGCCTGTGCCCTTTTCCGTTCTTCATCGGTCATGGTCTGACCTTGACGGCGCTGACGAGTTAATTCTTCCACCACATAACCTCCTCATGTACGGTTGACAGTCAGTCCTTGATCTTTTTCAAGATCACTTGATGATCCTTGTGGAGTAGTTCATAGTAGCCTTCATACATTTTCAGAAAAACATCAATAGCAGGCTTTGGTCTATCTTTATTAAATTTCCAGAGATAATCATCGAGAATCAGTATTCCACCCTGCTTTAGGAGCAAGAAGGAAAGAACCGTATCCTCTAGCACTGCCTTTTTATAGTGTGCCCCGTCAACATAAATACAATCAAACGAATAGGGTTTTTCCAAAGGAAGAAGGTCCTGAGAAAATCCCTTTTTTAGAAGCACCTTATGTGATACCCCTGATAACTGGATATTGTGTCGAAAATGTTCTTCTCCGTCTTTATAGAGTGGAATATCTCGAAAGAACGGTTTCTCTATAAATGGATCAATGCAGGTGAGTCTTGCTGTCTCATGAGTAAGTACATTTTCTAAGAGCCATACTGCTGATCGCCCTTCAAATGATCCAATTTCTAAGAACTGGATATCTGCTTTCCCCTTATAGGAAGACAAATACTTTTCCCATATGGGGATATTTCTTGTAAACCAGTCTTCTCGAAAAATATATGTTTCTTCCATATTAGAGTTTCCTCACTAATACCTGATATCCTTTATGTAGCAGAAAGTACTTTCCCCTGTAAATTTTTAAGAAAGAGTTGATAGCTAGACGGGGGGTGTCTTCAGCGAGATCCCATTTATAATCATCAAAAATGAGTGTGCCTTCCTCTTTCAATAAAAGAAATGAGAAAACAGCGTCCTCAATGACTTCCCGTCCAGCATGTGACCCATCAATGTAGATACAATCAAAAGAATCGCGTATATGAAATGGCAAAATATCTCTTGAAAGTCCCTTCTGAAAAAATACCTGGTTACTCTTTCCAGTTTCCTGTATGTTATAGTGAAAACTCTGCTCTATCTCAGGAGCAGCACCATCAAAGAACTTATCTATGCACACGATAGTGGAACTAGGATGTGTCAAGATGTTTTCAAGAAACCAGACTGCTGACCTTCCCTCGTAGGACCCTATCTCTAAAAATCGTAGCCCTGGAAGTCCTGCTACATGAGAAAGATGTTTTTTCCACACAGGAGCAACGTTTGTTACCCAATCATAATGGAAAACATAATCTTTCATTTACATCTCTTCCACAATATGCATACGATCTAAGGCTGATACATGCTTTTTTGGATGCCCCATTGCCAGCACCACAAATGGTTCCACTTCATTTGGATAGGTTCCCACATTATGGGGGTACTTTGCCTCGATATAGAAGCTTGTTCCTTCTCTGAAATTATGAATATCTCCATCAATGGAAACTGTGCCACATCCTGATAACGCATAAAGAATATGGTCACCATCATGAGTATGCAATGGAAAAGCACTTCCAGGCTGCATCTCAATCAGATCTATACCAATCTCTTCTCCATCACTGCCTATTTCAGTTGCACCAGTCTTCCCCCGTATACCCTCCAACAAGTTTCCTTGTTCGTCATACATTGGTTCCCAGGCAAGGAGATCGAATATTCTTTTATGTTTGTCTTTATTGAAAGCTGTCACTTTTTATATCCCCCGGTACCCAACCTGTATTAAAATCATCTTTTGCGGCAATTTTTCGAATACCACCACGATCATACAGACGCTCGACTTCTTCGCTGTCCATCTGAAGTCGATTCATTACTTCAGTAACCGAACATTTCTCATCGTCAATCAGGCTTCGCACAATATCAGCCATACGTAGTACCGTATGTGTTCCTGTAGCACGATTATGGCGTATCGTAGACATAATCTGGTGGTCTTTATCAATTCCAACAAGACGGACAATCGGAACATACCCATCGGTCATGGCATAAACCAGTGGATCAGCAGAGCAGGTCCAGCGATGGTAGCCATCAATAATTTCAGAAACCTCCGCGAGGTTTAGACAATTTGAACACAACGCGCCTTCTCCACATAATAGCCTGTTCGGTTCTCCCGTTGTTGAGAATTTCTGCAATTCGTTTATCCTGCTCTCTCCAATGTTCGAGGAGCACAGCGTCTTCAGCAGAAGTCCAGTTTCCCTTGGATTTTCCCCCTGTCCAAGTTTCCAAGAATGCCAGAGCCTCCTCTGCCCGTTTGCGCTTAACACGCAGATAGGGCAAACAGGTTGTAAGAAGGAGTCTGATGTCATTGATTCTGTCAACATGCCAGTGCCAGCATTCTCCAAATGATGTGTCTTGCCTTCTGAAATGTCCAATATCCCATGAATCCCTGAGCCATTCGCATAGTTCGTCTCCGTGATTGTTGCCTGATTGGCTAACTGCAACCCTGAAGTAACCCCCATTTGGATGTTTCCTGTTTTCTGAAAAGTAGATACTACCCTCTCCGTCGATGAGTCCAGCAGTGTAAGCGACAACTTCGATTTTTGGAAGAGTATGGGTAACCATTGATTTAATTCCTTTATTTGATTATTTACTATACTCTTCTTTTTCTTATCGATGAAAATGGCATGTCCACAAGGTAAAATCACGGATAGCTCAGGTTCTCGAATCACAATCGGTTGTGTCCACCCATCTTCAAGAATAGATATCTTAAGCAGATGCATCTCAATAGGTGCTACGACGTTCGGGTTATAGCTGTTACCATGTAATATATCTCTATGTATCCATTCTACCGTATTCACTGGTTGTGCGTCTTTGCCTACCAGACGGGCCTCTAGCATTAATTTCTGAAATCCTGATTTGTAAGTTTCTTTCTCTTTCTGTGTATGGTTTCCAACTTGTTTTTCCAACAGTCACCCCTCCAGTAATAACCCTACCACCATCATCCAATCTAGCATGTTCTAGACGAGAAGTAACAAACTCTGATATAATCTTCCAATGTTCTAACTTTGTCACGGAGTACTTTACCATTTCGGAAGCTAAAATTCTTATATCATTCATGCGATTCACACGAATATAGCAAGCATCCCTATGTTTAACAGTATCTCTCTCCTGATAAGTATACCCAATAGCACGAATACCTAACTCTTTCATAGTATCTATAGCTGTTTTAATAGTCCTCTCACAAGTCATACACATTTGAGCATTAGCAGCCATACGATCCTTGGTTCCACTAATTCCTATACTTCCTTCTCCATCCCATAAACCAGCAAGCCAAGCTATCTTTAAATCAAATTCATTCACAACAGTTTCCTCTAATATGGTATATTCAACTACCCATATTAAAGTATTCTTTTTAGTTCATCTAAACATGGAAATAATTATTTGCATGAAGATTATCCCTATGTATCCATTCTACTATATTTACAGGCTGTGCTTCTTTTCCCTGTATTCTTGATTCTGGAAGTTTATAGGATAACATTTAGAGTCCTTCTTTCTCTCGTTCCTGGCAATATTTTTCCCACCGATTCAGATATTTCTCTTCTGATTTCGCGATTTTATTGGCAACTCCGAACCTTCTACGTTCCTTGAAGTCCCCCCGTACGGCCATACTTGCCAGATATTTCCAGGACATACCAGTGAGTGGATGTGCAGTATATGGGAGAATAGGATCAGTTGTTTTGCCATAATGCCGATTGATTAGCATACGAATATTGGATGCCACATGCCAGCGTTCATCTTCTGGAAATTTCTCGATAAGTTGTGCGATATGCTCTTGCCAGCTTACTCCATCTGGTTTTTGAATTGGCTCATTATATCCCCACAATTCAGTCTTGGCATATCTTACAGCAGCATTGGCACCAGGAACACGCATGGTCATTTTTCCCCATATTTCAGGAAAACAGGTTTTAAACCTGTCAAATCCTTCCATTGGTTCTTCACCAAAGGCGGGGGAACACCGTTGGTTATGTGGATCTATACCTGCTTGTGTCAAAACATCATATGCTTCGTTGTAGTCCCATCCAAGCTTTACTGGAGCTGTCCAGACATCATTATCAGTCCAATCGTAGATAGGATAGACCTTGAATACATTGCCTGGATTGGTCTTATTGTTATTGGTGGTCATAATGTAGTTTTCTTCTTTTCTTCGGAGTACTGCACTACGACGGATCATACTTTCCTGTGCTCGAATCCCCATAATTAAACCAACATTGCCAAACTCTCCGGGAGGGTAGAGCAGTCCATCTGAATCAGGAATACTTAAACGGTCCCCTGGTTCTCCACCCATGGGAAATCCTTTGAGATAGGTAGTAGCTTCAGGTGGCATTGAACGTACCCATAATTCTTGACAGGCCGGGTCCCACGGCGACCAGTAGGGATAATTTCGAGAACATGCATTTCTATGTTTTACTGGAAGACAGAACCAACGAAAACGTATTTCTGGTATTTTTGCAACACGGCGCACGTAGTTTTCTGTTTGGTAGGGAATTGCTTCCTCATCCCAAAAAAAGACGTGAAGCGGTAATTTGTTCAAGTCTTGTGCAACTTTTAGCGTGAGATTAAAACAGGCTGTCGAGTCCTTCCCCCCGCTAAATCCTACGGCAATGGTGTCGAATAGTTCATATGCTCGATAGATACGTTCATATGCCAGGTCAAGAACTGTTTTTTCAGAAGAATTAGCAAAGTAGGTCCGAGGTGGACGTGACGTGATGTATTTTATAGCTTCTTCTGGAGTATCAAAATATTTATCTTTTATTCCCATCTCACCACCTTATGATACTCTTCAGCGTAACAGGTAGTTACCTGGTTAACAAACTCTGGTTTCTGTTCAAACTGACTCAGATGTGCCATGATGGCAGATTCTTTTTGTTTCATACGCTCTTCAGACAGATGAAAATACCAGTTAGGAAAAGGGGCATTGGCAATATACAACTCTGCTACGGTATGCGGTTTCAATCCTTCCTCTAGCAAATCAGGAAAATCCCAGGCATTGCCAGATGAAGGGTAGAAAGCAGAAAGTACCGCTTTTCCACATGCCAGATGATCAGGATGATTGAAGAGGAAAGCAGTGTTCCAATTCAATTCTGAAGATGGACAGATGATTCGTTCTGGTCGGTATAGGCGTATTGCTGTGACAATATCTTTCCGTAGTTCCAGAGATGGTTCCAGTAACCCATCAGGATAATCCAAATACGTCACACCTTTCACACCTAAAATACTCCCTGCTACATCCTGCTCAATCTTACGTGTTTCTATGATGTGTTTTCGTGCTTTTTCTCCTACGTCCTGAGCACTCCAGACACCACCACTCCCACCATCAGTACAAATCACAAAATAAATCTCGTACCCTTCTTCTACCCAGAAAGACAACAATCCCCCGGCAAGCACTTCTGCATCGTCTGGATGTGCCATAATGGCTAAGGCAGTACTCATGCAGCATTCCCCAATACTCGACCAGCCCACACATGGAGATTTCTACTCTTTACTGGTACCGGATTATCCAGATAGTTTCTTGCAGCTTCAATATAACGAGAAGCTTCCTCTACAATTGAAGGAGCGCATTCATAGACCTGTGCCCATCCATCTTCTACATCCACAATACTTTGCCTGGCAGGCCACGGGTGAGTTCCTACTTTAAAACCATGAATAGATTTATAGATAGGTGGAAGTTCCAAATGATGATAATAGAGATAGGCTATGGTTTCCTCTTGTGTCCAATCGACAATAGGCAAGAATCGAAACACACCTTTTGATTCGTACAGTCCTCTGGAATCTTTCGGACCGCAGAAGTTCCCATCAGCCATTCTTCTTCCTAAAATGAGCATGTCTTTTCCATGTTTTTCACAGTACTCATTTTGTGGGTGCAACCACACTTTCTCTGCCCAAAAGCCAGTCAAGGCTGGTGGATGCGGTGGAGAAAGTGTAAAAATATAATTCTGATGTGCAGCTAACCAACGCAAGGTATAGGGAGCACGAACAATCTCTACACCCTCTGGAACATTCTGCTCATACCAGGTATCCATCAATGGATATTCCAATCCTGTTGTGATACCAAGGAGTCCAGTTGTCGAAACATGAGCGCGTTGCATCAAATGCGCCAGGACCAGAGAATCTTTTCCACCACTCCAGGCAAAGGCAGTTTTCATCCCTCGTGTTACCTGTTGAATATTCTGAACAGCTTTTTCGGAAAGTAACTCTAAACTCTCTTTTGAAATGATTGATTCAATATCATAGAAAGTTTTCCAGAAATCTTTATCACTGGTTTTATGTCGTCTACCGAGCATTGCTCCACTCCTCGCAAATCTTTGCCAATGCTTCAGCAGAAGAAGTGATAGTATGCACTTCTTTTACCTGGCTAACACAGGAAAGTACTGTTTTTCTCTGCTCAGATGTAAAAGAATAGGTCATGGGGAAAAACTGCTCTGTTTGCGGAGGTGCAAAAGAAGGGAATGATGGTTGCATTGTTGCAGGACCGGTATAGGATATTTCAGGAACACTTCCAGTGTGCGTGATTGTATTCATAGGAGGAACGGTTACTGAATAGGTTTCCGTTCCACTATATGATTGAGCGATAGGATAGTCGTGTGCCGAACGAAGTTTCTCTTTTTCTTCCAGACGATCTTCACGTTTCTCTTCCTGTGTCTTGAGAAATGGCTGCAAGAAATCTGATTCGTGCTGATTCTGCACAATCGCAAAGAGTTGACGTAAATCTCTTTCAGAACTACCAAGTGAAGCCAGATCAAATCCTGCATCAACCTGTTCCTGAAAAAGTTCAGCCAGCAAGTATTCATCATCACGTGCATGCTGTGAATGATAGTTGTCAGCCAGCAAGTAGCCATTTATAGAACTTTCAGACCAGGAATTAGGAAGAATCTCAGCCTTAATCTCTTTCCAGCCAAGTCTCCTGGCAGCTTTCGTAATACCATGACCAGCCACCGTCACGAAAGTACCGTCTTCTTTTCCCTGCACAACAATACCACGAACTTGCCCAAAACGTTTCAGGCTTTCCACCAGATTTAAAACTTGCTGCTCCGT